TGGACCAGATGGCCGGCGGGCATTACATGAAGGCAGTCTGGAACACCTTGCTGCTAATACCTAAGGCGATTGCATCCGTCGTTCCAAGAATGTTCAATTTTGTAATTGATAAAGCATCAGAGATGCTGAGCAACTTACTAAAATCAGCAGATGAGATGGGTTTAACTAAATTGCTTAAACCAATTATCGACGGAATTACGGCTCCGATTAAAGCCATATTTGAAATGCTAGGAAATCTTATTCCTGCGAGTGTTACCTCTGTAATGAAGAAGGCTTCCGGCGTGTTTGGTGGGGCAGTAGACTCGATAATGAAATGGGCAGATCCAGAGAGTGAGAAAAGAAACGCAAAAAGCTATGACTACCAGTCATCGGTTGATTCAATTAAAAAATTGATGGATTCTGGAAACACAAAAGATGCAGGAGAGGAATACAAAAAGCTGCTCGTAGCTTACAACAAGGATAAGAGTATCAAGCAAGATCCTGTTCTAGCGGCTGACTTAAATAAGGAAATACAGAGGGCATACGGAATAGTGTCGCAGCGTTCAAATGTCGTACCCGATGCGGGTAAAACAATACAGCTATCTAAAAATAGAATGGATCAGAAGCAGCCGCCCCCAAACGTCACTGTAAATCCTGTTGTTGTACCCATACCACAACCTCAAAAGCAGTCCGTGTCTAGAAGAAAAGAGGGTTCGATGGACAAAGGTCTAGCATTTACTAACTACGGAGGTTAAGCATGTCATTTCTTTCTAAACTAGAGTTTGCCTCGGATGAACAGCGATTGCAGTATCAGTTCAGACTAGTAGTGCCGGATAAAGGTATAGTTAAAGGAGTCATGACCAACGATGTATCATTAAGCGGGGGTAATACTTTTACAACAACTGGGGCCCTAACCAGAGAGCTTCCAATACTTGGGAGGTTTCAGGGTGGGCTAGATAGTCTGACAGGCGCCGCCAGAAAATTAGGAGGGCATGGCTTTTATAGTAAAGGCGAAACGGCTGCGAAATGGGAAGAGTCTCAGAAGCCGAGTTTTACAATAGAGTTCACGCTTTACGCCAGCACTGCTAAAGCCGCAGTAGAGAATACGGAACAAATAAAATTGATTAAGTCCTGTGTTCTTCCAATCAATGCAGGCGGGTCCCTACTAGCGCCACTAGGATACGGATCAGGTGTTTCCACAAAAGGAACCCTAACTCTCAGTATAGGCAACTGGCTAGTTGCTAGAAAGCTTGTCATGGTAAATGAAACCTGTACGCCCAGTAAACAGGTGATGAGTAATAGCTACCCTCTTTTTTGGACCTGTAACTTTACGGTTGAGCCGTATGGCGTAGTGACGGAGGATGAGTTTATTGCTTATTTTCAGCCAATTAAAGAAATATCATCTATCAGCGGCGCAGGAAAAGTAAATGAGGTTGCTAAAGAAACAGATATTGAGGCAAAACTAAGAAATGGAATAGAAAAATTTAAAAGTATATTCGGGTGATGTATGTCAGAGATTAGTTCATTCTTTTTTATAAATTTAGATACCAAGGCGAAGGGAAGATATAACTTAGAAAAGTTCCTTAACTATGTTAACGGTAATCACGATGCTCTGACGTCTAGTATCTTGTATAGATTAAGAGAAATAGAAATAGGCGGTCATTACCGTGTACAAGGGGAAGAGGCAAGACCTGATCTTATATCATATAGGGTGTATGATGACACGCAGTACTGGTGGGTAATCATGCTGTACAACTCTATCACATCCGTCGAGCAGATAGAAAATGGAATGGAAATACAGTATCCCCGTCTTGACCTATTAGACGACTTTTATTTCAGTCTAAAATTCAATCAGGATTCAGAATGATACAGCTGAAGGGTGGGTTTTATCTACAACTAGATCTTGGTGGGAAGAAGGACTTTCTAAGTACCGAGGATTTAGTCGAGTTCACAGTTGTCGAACACGCCGGTAATGCTTTGCCGGAGTTTATTCTTAGTTTTATAACAAAAGACGATAGCCTGTTAACGATGTTTCACGAAGGGGCGCCAATAAAGGCGACATACGGTAAGTCTAGGGATAATCTTGATGAGGTTCTGTGCTACACCGGAAAGATAAGCGCAAATAAAGAAGGAATTGATAGCTGGGTGTTCACGCTGAACGGTCTGTGTGTAAATCAGAGCTACGTAATAAATCATAACCTAAACGCGTTTCCTAAAAAATCCGGTATTGAGACAGTAATCTCGGTGCTCAAAAAAGACTTTAAAAAAGTAGAAACGAATATAACGAAATCAAAAGATATGCAGGCATGGATACAGCCGAGTACCACGAATAAAGCGTTTGTCAGTAAAACGATTATGCACAGCAACCTAATGCCGAGCTTTCCAGTAATTGCTATTACGGCATCCGGCACAGTAATTTTAAAAGATGCTCTGAAGATCGTGAGGGAGGAGAAACCGAAATTCAGACTTGTTCAACAAGGTGTGGATGCTACTGATATACTAGTCATAAGTGACGGATTAATGGAGATAGATACTACGTTTATTAATAGCTGGACGGGTTTCGGTAAAGTTTTAAAAGTGCTGAACACCATTTCAGGAGTGGTTTCCGAGATAAGGACTATTTTTAAACCAGTCATCAGTCAGGCAAAAGAGTCTGAAAAGCTGACCGGCGTAAATTACAGGTATCGTGGATTTAAAACGCAGTCTGATAATACGCATGAAAACTATTGGAAGGTTGAAGATCATAATCTAGTACATCTAACTCAGATGAGTAAGGTGGAGGCTACACATAGTTTTGCAGACGTTTACCACAACATTCGTCCACTTGACTTAGTCATTTACAAGGATATGGCGCCTAATCAAAAATCTACTTCTGAGTATACGTCTGGGCTGTACTTCGTTACCGGTGTATCCAGGACTATACAGAATAAGATGCTAGTCACGACTGTAACACTTAACAGAGAGTCCGTCTCAGCTCTCAAGAATGTGAGTGTTTAATGTTTATCAAAATGACTGAGTTTTTTAAAAGGACGGAGCAGTATAACTGGAAATTTTATTGTGGAACCGTAGTTGATAACGAAGATCCAAAGAAGTTAAAGCGCGTGAAGGTTACGATTGATGGCATTTTTGCCGGTGATAAAGCTAATCTGCCTTGGACTATGCCGTTCACGGACTCTACGAAAAGAGTACGTGTTCCGGATATCGGAGAAAAAATGGTTGTAATATTTCCATTCGACGATATTTATCACCCGGCGTTTCTAGGTTACTGGAATACCGGGGATAAAAACGAGTCATATCTTGAAGATAATTACCCTAAGACGTTTGGCTTTATCGAGACTGGGCTAAAAGCCAAGTTTAATAAGGAAACGAAGGACGGGGAGATTGTGCACGAATCAACGACCAGAGGTAAAGTTAAAGCTGACGGGACACTTGAGTTCTTTATTAAGAAGGATTTAAAAATTATTGTAGAAGGAAGGGTAGAGAAAACCGTTACAGGAGATTTCAGCATATCTTCCGAGGCAAAAGTTAGCGTAGTCGGTAAAGACGGAGTTGATATATCGTCTGACGAAAAGGTAAGCATCAGTGGAAAATCAGGTGTAAACATAGTATCCGATTCCAGTATTAAGATTGACGGAAAAGGTGGAGTTGAGGTTACATCAGATGCTCAGGCAAAGTTTGCCGGCAAAGGCGGTACGACTGTCGGCGATAGTGTTTCAGTAACTAATGTGAATGGGTCTACGGTTATGCTAGCAGGTGGTGGCGGGGGGGTCGCTGTACTAGGGAGTCAATCAATTGGAACAGGTAATATGGGCGCACCGGTAGTTAGCAGCGTCATACAGGGATCAAGTAAAGTATTTGCCCCATCATAAAGGATGATCAGATGTCGTTAGGATTCACGGACGAAAACATTAAGAACATAAGTAAGGACATACTACTTATCCCATTTACTATAAATGACCCAGAGACGGGGTTGATTGCTCAGAAGAATAAGGTCATTGTACAAAAGGGCGAGCTTGAGAAAACCGATAAGGATCAAAAGGTATTTTCTGATCTATGGACAAACGCAGTATCTGCGTACCATGCGGAGTATATTCAACTATCCGCGAATCAGAAAACAAACTACGCGGATATTGAAATTGATAAAGCGGCTAGAAAGTCAGAGAGCCCTCACTTCCCAGTTCCTACTTGGACAAAACTTGTACCAATGGTTATACCTTCAAATAATGGTAACCCAGTTTCTACGGTACAGGCGCTTACCGAGCAAAATAAGATGTTTGAAATACCGCCAGTTATACAAATGCTTAAGTCGGGCTTTAATGATGGCGCGGGTTCGTGGAGCGGAGATGTAGTGGGTTCAAGTATTGAGTCAATTACGGTTAATATCTCAAGTCTTTCAGTCGGTAATAGAATCTACGTTACATCAGGATCTAATACGTTTGCAGCAGAGATTACGGAAGTAGACATTGCTACGGAAGCAATTACGTTTACTGTCTTATTCGGTACATCTTCTAATGGTCCAACTACGTTCACTAGATACTTTTCAGGATTTACAGATAATCAGAGGTCCGGTATTGATCCAATAGGTACGCAGATTGGTGTGTACAACGACCTGAGGTCTAGGATTATCGAAGCCGTGAATAACTGGAAGTCTTCTGTAAGCGCTGAGCTTATAGCATTGAACCAAAACCCTGACCTTCCACCAAGAAAGTCTCGAGTAACTACGGCAAGAATAAGAGCATCTGACTCGGTGGGCGTAATAGATGCCTGGTTAGCCTTACCTGATCTAGCCGTAGGTGGTATAACAACTAATCAGGAACTATCTAGTATTGAAAATGAACTGCTGGACAGCGCTTCATTCTGTAATCTTAGGTCAAATGAAATCGTGTCCGATCTTGGTTCCGTATCACAAACGCCTGATGGTCTGTATACTGGTTCCGGCGTTTATCTTGAATTATTTAAAACAATTGATTTACGCGCAGCTTCTGGTACCGGTTCTTTATCTAAGTTTTACGACTCAGATTCTGGCATTGTTTTCTTTGACAAAAAGATACGGAGTGCTGAAGCGCAGCTAGCACAGTACGAGTCAGCGATTCAAGTAAATAAATTAGCTTCTGATGCCGGTATTGGGCAGGATACATTTACAGTGCAAGACGTTACGGGGCTTTCCATTACGGATGAGATAAAAATAATGGACAATGACAGCATCGTATTTACTAGAAGTATTACACAAATAGCAGGACTTGATGTTAGACTTAGTTCTGGTATTCCCGTAGCGATAACAGTTGGTCGATTGGCAAGAATATGTAAACTAAAATAAGGTGTGGCGATGAGTAGGAAAGTATTTTATACAGATCTAAATGAAAACTCACCGACTCTACGTCCAGATGTTATAGATGAGAGAGCAGTTTCTCAGTGGCTTGAAGACTATACAATGACCCGTAAGGGTGAGAGATTATTTCAACCTGATTACGGCGTAGATTTAGACGATTTTCTTTTTGATCTAGTTGATGATTCAAACGCGGCGTTAATTTTTTCGTCATTATCTGAGCAGTTAGCAGATAGGCTACCCATGATTGAAATTCTAACAGAGGATAGTAGTATATTCGCGGATACGGAAAATAATGCATACGCCATTGATCTTCATTTTAGATTGAAGGGATTCACTGGGACAGGGTCTTATAACGCAGTAGTAGTATTAGGAAGGTAGTAGATATGAGTGATGATTTTATCATAAAACCGGAAAGTATTTCTCAGGAAAATATCAAACAGGACATACGTGAGTGGTTGAACAATAAACCAGATGCGGAAAAATGGTCTAGCTTCTATGATAGCGCAACCGGACAGGCGTTAATTGATTTAATTGCAGGGCTATCCTCATTTTTAAAATACGATTCAATGATGGCAAGAAGAGAGGCGTATTACCAGTTTGCGATTAACCGCTCATCCATCATAGGTGGGGCACAGTTAAATGGCTACAGCGCATTCAGAGGAATGAACTCCGTGGTAAAAATTAATCTGACACCGAGTACGTCGGGAGTATTCAATCAATACGATGATCTTGGTGCAGTCAAGGATAGACGAATTATCGTTTTAGAAGCAAAACCTTATAACGCCGGAATTACTATCGATGTACTATGCGTAGTTGGAGAGCTATTTGAAGAGACGCTTTACGCAGTAAATGAAAAACTAAATTTCTTCAGATTCACGAAGAAAAACGTCAGCGAGCATTTCAGATTATTCATTGGATCTGATATCGTGGATATGTCTTCTGATACCGTTGAGATGTTAAACGGTAAAATATCAGTACAGAGCAATCCTCTTGGTTCCATTGATGCCAAGTATTTAAACTACGATTCCTTTGCAGTGCGCTACACTACTGGGACTCCAATAAAGTTAGAGTGGGTAGATTTGAAAGATACATCTTTTACGCCAGATGACGTCGTGCTTGATGCGACGACCGGAGTAAAGAATCTTGTAGAAATTATTTCTCTGTATCAGAAGCCGGAAGAAAATTACAGCATACAGGTTAAGGCGCCTCTTGAAAATGAAACAAAGAACGCAGTTCGTGGTAGAAATGACCAAGCTAAGATCTTTAAGAAATTAGACGCGCGATTTATTGATGCGAAAGGTCAAGACGTTAGCGCAGCCGTAATGAAAATTATTTACCTAATGGAAAACGAGGGCCGTCTAACTGAAGATGAAAAAATAAACGTACAAGATGTTTATGAAAACTACAGACCACATGGATTACAGCCTCCAGTAATAGAGGATCCAAATAGATCACCGTTAAAATTAAAAATAACTTTAACGCTTCAACCAAAAAAAGCAGGAAACATACAGCAGACAGTTGATGAAGTACTATCTACTAGACGGTTAATACTAGGGGATCTTCTAGATCTAATGGCTATTGAGCAGGCGTTCGAAGATTATGACTTTATTAAAATTGCACGGGTCGAGATAACTGGACAATCGTGGGCCTCTAATACGCTTTATGAATTGGGTGAATACATTAAGGCATCTCCTGATAACGGTAAAGTTTATCGAGTAACTAAAATACTGGCCTTCACAGGTGCAGTGGAACCAATTTGGCCTACTGTTGCAGCTAATATCGTAAACGACGTGGACATCGAATGGACAGCCGTGCCTAGAACAGAAGTCGCGGCCTACCCTTACTGGCTACCAAGTACGGCGTACAGCGTCGACGACATTGCTAAGCCCAGTATCGGAAACGGATTCGTGTATCGAGTGCGTAGGCATAGAAAACTAAGCGATAATACTGAACCTACTTGGCCCAGTATTGGCTCCACACCAGTTTCAGATATCGTCGGCACGCTTATAAAGGACAAGAATGTCTTATGGATTGTAAGAGAGAAGTCGGGAGCCGGTATACAAAGTTGGATGCCAAATAAGCATTACTCAAGAGGTGAGACGATAGTATCAACTGATCCAGTCAGTCAGGACAATAACCAACTAATGTTTCAGGTTTACGCATACCTTGGGAAATCAAATTTTGTGCAGCCAGCATTTTCTTTAACAGTAGGCGATAGAGTTATTGATAAGTCTATCGAATGGACTTGTCTTGATCAGAAGTCAGAGACCATAGCCATAGCTGAAAACCAATACAATGTGATAACAACAGAAATTATCGTGAGGAACTAATGGCTACTGAGCTTAGGGATGTACAAAACTTTATAGCAAAGCATAAAAAAGATAAGGAGCTCTGGGTAAAAATTCAGGAGCTGGTGCAGTACGTTGTTGACGGGGTAAATATGGACATGGCACCCGTGAAATATAAACTAACAAATCCCGGATCTCTTGATAACGAGCCGATAAAACAAATTATCACAGAGCTTGGTTATTCATATATCAAAGACGTTATGGATACCCTTGACGGTTTTAGTTTTTCAACAATGACAGCTTTCGTTGATCTTATCGGTAACTTAAAAGGAACTAGACGCGGAATGGAGTTGGTTCTAAAATTGATGGGATTCGATTCTATCATAAAAGAGTGGTGGCAGAACACAGTTCGAGATGCGGAGCCGTGGTCGTATGAGATCATAGTCGTGATGAACACCTCGATTGTTACAGACGTATACAATACTCTGGACAAGCTTAGGCTTTTCAGTGAAAACTATGTTTTGGCAAAAATTGATAATATCGACGTGAGATTCAGCGCAGCAAAATTTGCAGAAGCTGTTCCAATTATGGCGGGCTTTCATAACGCAAATTATCGCGGTCTGATAGTTAGAAGAGTGGTATAAACTTGAAAGATATACTTTGATAAGATAGTCTTGATTGATAAAACAAAGTTGTAGGGGAGATTTTCATGAGTATTGTTGGTCGTTTTACTCAGGTCGGAATTGCGAAGTCAATAGACGCCCAGAACAACGAAGGATTTAAGATTTTGCCGTGGTCGTTTGGTGTAAGCCGTGATGCCGGTGTACTAGAAGAAACACGCACCGGCCCGAACTCCGGTCAGTGGTACACGAACGCAATTTCAGCCAGACTACCCTTGAACGAAAATACTATACGTATTACCTGTATCGTTCCTCCTGGAACCACGATTACGAAAGAGGACATAAAAGAAATCTACGTATACGCTAAGGATAGTCTTAATAACGATTTTCTATTAGCTATCGGGCAGCCAACTGAAACAATTATTTATGATCCAAGCGGAACGGTAACACTTGATCTACAGATTTCTCTGGTGTCTTACAATATTACATCTAGCTATTTATTTCAGAATACCATCGCAGTTGATCTTGCCAGTCACACAAACGATCCAAACGCCCACCCAGAATTTAAAGAAGCAATGCACAAGGCGGGGATGTATTTAAAGAATGACAGCGCCCCGTTTAAATATTTTCATCAGCCCTACGACGAGTACCCCGAGTTTGACGGTGTTAGAGCTGAAACATTTTACTCCGGCGTTACATTTACTGCTATTCATCGGGGTACCGAAGCCAATGGAAAAGTTATAACGTTTGATGGTGTAAAATCACTTGATACGGTTGTCGCTGAATTTAATATAGCGAATCCATCAGCAAATATTTCACACAACAGCGTAGGGACCGAAGTTCTTAGCGGAAGCGCTACTCTATCCGGTGGGCTTTATTACGTGAGCGAGCAGGACGCGGTTTACCGTGATGTGGATAATGTTTATAAACGAGCTATTGCAAACGGCACACTGTCATCAAAAGTATCCGGACTTGCCTACCTATCTGATCGTATCGTTAAGGCACCGTCTGGTTTCGTGTCGAAAACTACGGGATTTAATATCGGAGACGATATTTTTCTATCAGATAGTAATCACGGAAAACTAACAAACATTAGCACGTCTATTAAACTAGGCATAGTTGTTTCAAATTCGTTTATCTTATTAACAGCCACCGGAGAATCCGCTGCTGGTGGAGTTAATGCAGATTATGATGCCGTTGTTTCTAATGAATCAGGTTTTAAGCAGTTCCATACACTACAGAATGCAATAGATTACGTTCCAAATAATGGTTTCATACTCGTTACAAAAGTCGAGGACCTAGAGTCTACCGTTAGAACAAATAGAAAAACAGTAAACGTGGTTTTCAGAGGGAATAACACAGGTCTTAGAAGATACCTCGGTCAGACGATGACGCAGAAGATATTGTTTAGCTCGGTACCTGACGAAGGTACATGGAGAATCGAGTTTATTGACCTATTTAGTGGAGACACTCAGAAAACGCTTGATCTAGATTTTAATATTACGGCAGCGGGTGTTCAGTCAGCCATAGCAGGACTTCATGGTCATACAGGCTGTTACGTTACCGGTGACATGAGTTCAGGTTTTACGCTTAGGTTTGACGATAAGATTTCTCTACCTTTAATCACGTATAACGACTCCGGTAGAAATGAAATACAGAGATTTGATTTCTCTCAGACACCGGATGACGGTACCTGCGATTTTGAGTTTGCGGGTAATACTGGATTAAACTTTCCATTCAATTCAACCACGTCTGATTTAAAAAACCTTCTTGAGCCATTACCTGGTATTGCCGAAGTTACTGTACGCGGTAGCTTTTCTGAGAGATTTTTTGAAATAGAATTTACAGGACCGGACTCTCTTCGTAGTAAACCATTTATAAAAATAATAAACTCTAATCTAAATGTAGGTGGTTCAGGTGGTTCCGGCGGTGTGCTACTTAGCATAAATAACTCTACATCTTTTCCCATATCCGCGCAGTCATTGCAAAAGGGAAGGTTTCCAAGCAGTAATCTAAAAACGGCTCTAAACCCCGTATTGATAAGCACACAGTTAATTCAAAACGGTTTTCCTTACGGTACAACGAAGGCCGTGGAACTTGATAGCAACAACTGTCAATTTGTTGGCATGGGCAGAATCGAGGGGTTCGAGACCGGAATAAATATGTCGAGTTACACCGGAACAAGAGCGGAGCTCTTTTTTAAAGATACACCGCTGCCGATAAACGGAAAAAATCAGATAATCGGTAGCGAGTTCAGCTTTGACGGGTCTATCGGTATTGAATTTGACACCTTTGATGCGAAGCCAATATACGAGACACCGTCGGGCGTAATAGATGGGCTGAATAGCGCCTTTAGCATACAGCATGAGGTTAATAGTCAGGAAGAAATTTGGTTATTCCGCGATGGTCTAGTTATGCCAAGAACTTCTTACAGTCTTACCCGCACGAACATCCAGATAATTGATCCAAATTGGACACCATTCCCCGGTCAGGATCTTCTTGCATGGTACACGCCTGATTTATTCTCTTTCACTCCCGGATTAGTTTATAACACGAGATTCAGAAGATATGTATTCGGGTTACAGGATAGGCTATCGGTATACGCTTCGAACAGCTATAATCTCGGTTCAGATAGACTAGATGTATTTAGAAACGGCGTTCTTATGCTATACACAAAACTATGCGGTTCAGCTATTGATCAGTATCAGGAAGAATCCTCACAGAGCATCTATCTTAATCTACATGCACAGTCATCGGACGTATTTACTTTTATTAATAAAGATTATCGCGTGCTATCGAGAGGCCAGATTTACAATCAGTCCGGTCTAACGGTTATACCTGTCCCAGTCTACACTGTGGGTACAAATAGCCTGCTTCTGTATAGAAACGGGCTTCTCATGAATATGTACCACATGTACTCAGGAAGTCTGAAGTACACAGAGCTAACGCAGAACGCAGTGGAGCTAGAACAGCCACTATCTGAATCAGACGTAATAACTTTTATCGTATCCGAATTTGTCGGAACAAGATCCGACGTAATGGGGTACGGTGGGAACGTTTTTCTTAGTTTTACTGGGTTGTCAAATAACGAAAAGCTTTCTTTCTATAAAAACGGGGTTCTTATGATTGAAAGCACGACTCTGGGTAGTCCAGGAAGTAGATATCGAGTAGTAGCTACAGCACCTACTGAATTTGAATTGTATTTAGAAGAGCCTCTTGTAATATCGGACGTACTGACATCAATCATATCGTAAACATAAGGAGCATAAATGATAAATTTTAATCAGATTAATAGAACAACGCCCCCAATCATGGAAAAGCAAGTAGGATCGGTACCAGTTCCTGCGAATTGCGGTCGTGTTTATTCAAAAGAAATTCTTGGAAACATAGAACTATTCTGGAAGAACGCAACGGGTCAAGAAGTGCAGATTACAAGCAATGGGACACTGGTTCTTCCGTCTATACCATCATTGGTACCAGCAGGTGGAACAGTTAATCAGGTGCTGGCAAAACAAAGCTCAACTAACTATGCGATGGCATGGAAGTCGGTGGAATCAATACTTAAAGAATTTAAGTTTGTAATGCCAGCAGGAGCTGATCTGGCTTCAAGACTACTTGGATTAACTGTTACAGGGCTTGAGCTAGATACGGCGTTTGATCATACGCCGTCCGAGACGCAATTCGGTACGAGTCAGAACACACTCGTAATAGCACCAACTGGTTTGTCGAATATTATTCTATCAGAGGTTAGCATTTTTCAGATTACTAATACTGGATTACTCAGCGATTATGGAATTTCAAAAATAGTCTTTGAAAGTTTTAAAACAAATACTGACAAGTCAAAATCTGCTCTTTTAAACGTGGGTACTCTACTGGATACTGCAAAAGATTATGTAATTTATATCAGATTTATCTAAGGGGTAGTTAAATGAGAATACAGAATGAGGATATAAAATCTCTTGCGCAATTACAGGCCGCAGGGGGTCAAAAGAAGCAGCTACCCAGCTCCGACAAGATATTTATCGACTACTTTGGTGTAGCTAAGACACTTGGTGAGGCAATAGGGGAGAGGCTAATTCATGGTCAGCCACTAATGCTTAGACAGGGCTATCCACCTAGCTCTAGTCTATACTTAGAGCCCTCAATTTCAAAAACGATAGAGGGAACTGCAAAAGCACATTCTCCGGTAAAATCGCAGATATTTAATATACCATTATCTAGTATTGATTTTCAGACTGGTGCAACATCCGGAGTACAGTTTGACTTCTCAATACCTACGGGCGTCTACGGATGGTTTACGCGTGCCGGACTTACTCTTCTTGCTTCAGGTGTGATAAAGATTATTTTCTCTCCTCCTGATGCTGTTTTTCAGAATCTGTTAAATCCGGGAGCTCTTTTTGCAAAAGGTGGGCTACCGCTTGGATATCTAGAGCTTGAATACACCGACGACACTAAGCTAAAATCAATGGGGGCACCGGACCAAGTAATACTTAACTTCTCAAACGGAAGAAACACGATTACAATTTTTGGTTCCGGTAGCGGCGGTGCTGGAAGCGGAGACGCGAATTCAATTCTTGAAACTCTTAAAAATCATTTTAGCGATTCTCTATATGACTACCTCACACCCAATATCTTTTCCACTGAACAGGAAACTCTAATAGAATATTACAGCACAGCGAAGTACGATGTAGCAAATGAGAACGTAAAGTTTTCCGTAATTGGAGACACACTCAGAACGAAAGATTTAGTCGATAATGAGTTTAGGGAAGAAAAAAAGCTTATTACCGAAATAGACGCTATGGTGTTCTGGTCTAAGTTAGGGGTAGACCCATTGTTTACACTTGAGGCCACTAGGGATAATGGTTATAACTGGAATCCCGTAGATATGAAAAGAGTTGGAAACTCCGAGGCCTTTCACGGAAGCCTAGTATTCCCTGCCCCTGTCCTGCTTACTACGTTTGCAGAGTTTATAGTATCGGGTGCCCCATCGAATGATCTATCTTTTACGGATACTCTTGCAAAGGTTTCTACACGGATATCGGGTACATATGGCCCGACAGACCTTAAAGCGGTTATGAAATTAAAAATACACGGCATTATAAAAACGGGGTCACCCTCGGGTACGATACTCGCCTCTCTTGTAAAAAATAGTACAGTGATTCCGGGCACACCGGGAGAGGTTTACGATGATTTTATTTTATCGTTTCCACCAATTCATATTGCGTCTCTTGGTGCAACGACAGATATCGAATTAGAAATACCACTAACGGCGTTACCACTTATTGATTTCGGTTATCACGTGGTTCTTGAAACCGACGATGCGTACAGGGCATCTTACAATGCTATAAACAGCAAAATAACACTGCGTAATAAAGTTAATGGTCCAGCATTTAGCGCATCTAAAACAGTTTCTGGTCAGTGGGTGTCAGGTATAAACCCATTCTCTTTTTCGCTTAAAGGAATTGATTTGGTCACTCAATTACGTGTTGTGTCTGGTACGGAAAACGTTTATCTTGATGCACTTGCATTGTTCTACGGAAGAGTACCATCTCAAGCAGTAACGAGTAAACCGGCGTCACAAATTTTTTCATTTAGCGGAAGTGAAGATAGAACTGTCTTCGAGATAGGTAATTTTACAGTAGAACCATCATTGTTGAGGGCATACGACGTAGGAAACGGATTGGTTTATAGAAACGGTGTGTTCTCATGCCAGGGTCAAACGATACTATTCTCACATGGACAATTTTTGTCTCCTAGCGAGACTATCACTCTTATCTTCGAACAGCAGCCGGAGGGTGGAACAGCGTTTGACCTAAGTAACGAAAATTCACAACTATTGGCAGCAAACTTTCTAGGCAGTACTGACTCTGGAATTGATAGGTCGCAACCAGGAAGAGGTATTTTTCTTAGGCGTCCAGATGGGGTATTGGTGGAACTAACTGTGGATGCTAACAACAACATTGCAATATATACTGTGTAGGTGAAAAATGGCTAGAGAGCTATCAAAAATCATAGGAACTGGGTCAAGAAACATGGTTACAAATGGAGACGTGCGTATTGACCAAAGAAACGTAGGTAATGCCGTGGCTGCGTCACCTTCGGGTGTGTATGGTCCTGACCGATTTAAGGTACATGCAGGCACGGGCGGTTTTTCTATACAGCAAGTAACCGATAACGTACCAACCGGATTTTCTCATGCTGCAAAATTAGTTGTTACATCGGCTGTAACACCCGCATCCGGATCAATTCATGCGCTCTCTACTACGATAATCGGTTATGACGCCTCTCAGTTAAATTATGGTAAGGCATCAGCAGCACAGAGCGTGTTATCTTTCTATGTAAACAGTGCAGTCACAGGTAAATACAGTATTTCTATAATAAATTCCGATAATCTGGAAGCTTACATCTCATCATATACTGTAATGCAGGCTAATACATGGGAAAGAAAAAAAATTGTAATACCCGGCTTGCTATCCGGATCACAAAATACTGATGTCAGCGCCGCTATGGAAATAAGATTTAGTTTGGGCGATGCTTCAGATCGTGCAGGAGTCGAGGGCATCTGGAACGCACCATCACCATCTGTTAGGCTTAAATCACCGGACTCAATTAATTGGATTTCTTATTCCGGTGCAACAATTTTATTTTCTGGAATTCAATTAGAAATTGGGTCTTCGGCGTCTGAATTTTTATTTAGCAATTTCACTGAGCAACTTGACCGCTGTCGTTTGTATTATGAAAAGAGCTATCCGCTATACGTAGCCCCCGGATCATCTGTGATTGCAGAGACCGATGCACACTCATGGGGCGGCGCGCCCTCAGCGTGCCTAGTGACCTCACGAGTATCTTTTAAAACAGTAAAAAGAGCTACGCCTAACATAAAAATATGGTCACACGTGGGCACGTTTAATAAAATATACACCGAGGGAGACGGGGATCAGGCGGTTTCTATCTCTGGCTACTCTACTAGTGGATTTAGAATATGGAATCCAAACGGATTAGGGCTTTACCATCACGCACACTGGTCAGCCGATGCAGAACTTTAATTTTCCGAACAACTTTGGAGGTAATTAATGGGTCAAAAATTTTTTGAAGACAGTATTGGCTCAGTTTCATATTCTTCGGGGGCAATAACTCTTGGTAATAGTCGTTTAACCGTTGGTGGACAGCAGTATCAAACGTCTTCACTACAGCATAGCATCTCGTCTCTCACCGCCAGCACAAGGTATAACTTATTTGCTGTTATTAGCACAACAAATGGTCAGGTCATACTTACTTCTTCTGTTAATTCCTTTACAGTTGGTCCAGCTGGGTACAAGGGTTTTAAATTCATCAGGTCATTCTATACAAACGCATCTGGTGCGTTTGCGGCATTCACGGGTGCCGTATCAGACCCTAATCCGGTCGGAGCCGTTATTCACTCAATGCTTACTGAGCCCCAGTTCCAGGCATTAAACGGGACATCTTGGATTTTAGCTGACGGACGTTCTGTGGCTGGCTCCCAGTATTCCTCAGTAACTGGAGTAAATAACGTGCCCGATCTGCGTGGTGTAGTTCTTAGAGGTAAGAATAATGGCAGCACTAGAAACCCAGATGGTGATTTAGCACTAGGAACTTTTCAGGATCAGGCTACGGCTAAGAATGGATTGTATGATGCAGGGCATAGTCACACATTGGTAAATACTCCAACTATTAGTTTTTACGGCGGTAGTAATGGAAATGGGTATAATCCCGGCGCAGCCTATAATGGTCCAAACGCAACGCCCACCATCGCAGCAGCTAACGCAAATATTCAATCAACAAATAACGAAACCCGCATGCGCAATGTAACAGTAAATATTTTTATTAAAATTAATACGGATTAACTAGCATAACTTAACAATTAAACGAGGATAACCATGAGCGCATTAGGTAAGTTAAGCATATCATACAAGAAGTCGGAAATTCTAGGACAGAAGAGTCTGTTCACCGGTATAAATAGACTCATGTTTGCGCACAGAGCTACTCAAGGTGACTCAGGCTTTAGTCTAAATAGTCTAAACTCACCCGTTGAAATGGCAAGTACGGGTTTCACAAATCCAAGTGCAACGTTATTACAGAGTGCAAGGTTGCACTACTTTAAAAATAACCTAACTCTTACTAGTTCATTGCGCGGCTCTTTAATTAGTGGGCTATCCTACACTGTCGTGAATAATAACATCGTATTTCTTGGCTTTACAGCAGAAGAAGGAGAGATATTCACGGGTAACTTTGAATTCAGTAAACTAGGCACCATACCATTTGTTGATGCAAGGCCTTTAGTTGCAACGGGTGACTTAGCTGCTAATTCGACCGATTTTACCGTAGGTGAAGCTTTTGATCTGAATAAAAATCCAATGTCGCAGGTCGGCGCGGTTCTTGTGTATAGAAACGGTTTGCAGCAGATTCGCTGTATCGGGAATGATTTACTGAGTAACGGAGATTACATAGAAGTCGGAACGGGTAGTACTTCTAGCTTAATCAGATTTAAACAAACCCATGTAACCACTGATCAGATTTCGGTTGTATCAGTTGGAAGCCTTGCGGAGAGACCGCAGGAATCTACGATTCAATTTCTTGAAACACTTAGTGGAAAAGTAGATAGTATGGTTCCAACACTGTCTGCGGTGTCTGGTCAGCCAGAGAGTAATTTTGGTGGTGTATCTAATGTTGATTTAAAGACCTTCGGTGACACCGTAATTGACCACAAGAAGAGGATCTCAGATCTTGAGGCAAAACTCTTAGTCTCAAGAGCGATTGAACAAGGAGACCTTAATCCTGTAGGTATGATCGTCCAGTCTATGTTAACCGAGTCTCAGTTTCAGAGTATAAATAGTAATAGCTGGGTACTAATGGATGGAAGAAATATTGCCGGAAGCGCATACGCTACGATAACTGGCGCGGCAACAATTCCAGATGCTAGGGGCTTGGTACTAAGAGGTAAAAACAATGGAAGGTCGGATGGGCAGCAGAATCCTTCAGGTGATTTAGCACTAGGAACTTTTCAGGATCAGGCTACGGCTAAGAATGGTTTAGGAATTAGTGATCCTGGGCACAGTCATGGTACATTAGGCGTAAACAATATGAATGGCACTAGTCCGGGTGGTGGCGCCCTAACAAGTCAAGCGTCTAGTACTTCCGCGGCTGCTACAGGTATTACTTTAACTGCTGGTGATAACGAAACCCGTATGCGTAACATCACAGTCAATCATTTCATAAAAATTAACTAAGTTTAACATCTAGGTCAGACAGATACAGGAGAGAATAACATGATGAAAGTTCCTAGATTGCAAGTATCAAGAGCGATTGAACAAGGAGACCTTAATCCTGTAGGTATGATCGTTGCTGCGGACTTAACACCGGCTCAGTTCCAAAGCCTGAATGGGTCGTCGTGGGTTGTGTGTGACGGAGCATCTTGCTCGGGATCTAAGTATGCAAACGTAACAGGTCAGACCCTTGTTCCGGATCTACGTGGACGAGTTGTTGCCGGCGTTGACAATATGGGTGGTTCCGCAGCAAATAGACTTACGTCTGCCGCTTCAGGGGTTAATGGGCAGGTACCGAGATCCGTTGGGGGCAGTGAAGTTCATGCTTTAAGTGTAGGGCAAATGCCTTCTCACGGACACGGAGTAAATGATGCCGGGCATGGGCACAATTACTCAATAGCTGGGATTTCCGGATTTCCTCCTGGGTCCGCTGGAATGTATGTACCTAGAAGTGATATAGCAAACAATCAGGTATGGAGTACACATGGAAGCCTATCTAATATTTCTATTCAAAACAACGGATCGGGCGTTACGCACCAGAATACACAGCCTACAATTGTTCTTAACTACTTCATAAAAATTAACTAAACATAAAGAGGGATAAATGGGCTTAGCACCAAGAATAGATAGACTGGATAAAAATTTACTGATTAATGGAAAGTTTGATTACTGGCAGAGGGGCGTTGGCCCAACGGATTACAACAATACGAGTGGTTATCCTGTAGATAGATGGAATATCATATCAACATTCACTGGAGGTCACGCGCGAGTATCAAGAGTTGTGTCTAGCTGTCCTACTGGAAACAGTGATTACGCACTGAGAATTTCTCAGGTTACTGCAAACTGTACTGCAATGGGCGAGATGTCGATAAGACAAGTTGTTGAGAAGCGTTTTCTAAGAAGGGCATGGAATAAAAAGCTGTCGTATTCATTTTGGGTTAGATCAAATAGGACGGGAAATTCTATGCAGTGGGCGTCCTTTGCAAACGGTAATGGAATCGGAACCTGGGATCACAGAAATAGGGACTTTGAAATTCTAGAAGCCGATGTTTGGCAAAAGGTAACATTTGTTCTTGATTTTAACCCTAACACTTTTGACGCTTCTGAAATGAGTGGTAGAGGTCTATATTTTGACATCCAGTGGAATCCACTTGCTGTGCCCATTATCGCAGGTGTTGATTATTTTGAAATAACTGAGGTGTCGATTATTGTAGGCGATAATCCCGGTGCCGAGTTTTGTATGGCCGGCAGTACTCCCGCAGAAGAGTTTACATTATGCCAGAGATATTATCAGAGAGATTTTAGACACAGTTCTGTTACTGGGGCTTATCACAGCTCAGGTGTTGCTATGAGATTCGCGACCCATACTAAAATGAGGGTGCCGCCAATAGTAAGTCAAATTCCTGGTACTTCTCTTACCAACTGCCTAGATAGGCTTGGGACAGGGGACTATACTCCAACAGGAATCCCTTGGACTGGGGGAGAGTCAGAAAACAGCATTGGTGTTAATTTTTCAGGATCATTTACGCTTTACCAACCGGTATCACTATACACAGACATAATACAGGCTGACGCAGAGTTATAACACTAATTTATAAAAGGAGATAAAAATGAAAAGGTTTCTAGTAATTGAAAAGGAAAGTAAAAAAATTGTTAGCTCATACGTTTCTGAAAGCATTGACGATAGTTCGAATAATAGGTCGCATCTTTTAGCGGAGCCCTTCTGCTTCAGTATTGCTATACTCGAGGGAATAGAAGAAAAAGATGAAAAGCACCTTTTATTAGTTGAAAACGAAGACGGGTTTTCACTTCAGCTAGATGATGTGGCAAAGGTTAAGTCGGACGCTAACGAAGTAAGAATGAAAGCAGAACAGGCAGTAGCGCATATGAAGCAGGTCTGCAATCAGTTAGAGATTTCCTTTATGGCCGAAAACTCGCTTCTAGGTATAAGGGAAGAAGGTCTTATAAAGAAGACAGAAGTAGCTACGAAGCTAATGCCGGTAATGTCTGCGATTAAAACTGGAGATCCTGATCTAGTGATGGCGGCACTTATAGCAATACCAGCTGAAGACTATGATGAGAAATACATTAACGAGGCACGACTTTTGTCTGCCGTAAATAAGCTACGCGTAGCAATGAAAAAAACAGAAATTGTATCACTTCTGGATGCAGAAAGCTAATTTTCTTGTAAAACCCGAATTAAAATAATAGCGTATACCCGAGGTGATTGATGAGTAACTCTGTATTTAGAAATGAGTTTTATAGAAACACGGAGCAGGGGATAACAGCTTGTGTTAGGAATACAGATTCCGTAACTAATCTAAACGCTTCAACAACGTTTTCTACGGTATCAATTAATGGCACGGTAGATAGGCTTGATACCGGTTTTCAGTTATCAGGACAGGGTATTCAGGTTCTTGAAACCGGTTGGCTAAACATAAATGCCGGAGCGTATCTTCAGTGTTCTGAAAACGATATAGCCGTTGAATTTTGCGTAGCAGTAAACGGTGCCCCCAGACCAATAATCAGATCAGCCAAAATATCAGCAACGTCGTGCCTTTTTTCTCATGCTGAATTAACAGACGGCTTCTATGCAGTAAAAAACGATGTTATACTACTTTTTGCTAGGAAGGCCGGTGTTGCCGGAACTGCTACAATGATAGTTGGCGGCAGTAGCATGAAGATATCCAGAGACCCAGTAGTTGGCGTAGCGTCTCTTGCAAATGACCTGTTTAAGCAGGTTTCATCTCAGACCTACACAAATGCGTCTAACGGCACGTGGGTAGAAATTCAACCATTAGGTATTAACTGCGTACCTGGCATGACCTATAAGATTCAATTTAACATTAGATACATGTCATCCGCGACGTCATCTGGAATTGTTTTATCTCTGGCGAATAATGGTGGGTTAACTGGCAAACTTACGATAAACGCTAGAAACAATACAACACTTACAGCGGGTTCTCTACAATCTCAAACAGCTTTTAATACTGCTTTAACATTTACTGCTACGCCCTCTACCGGCGTTAGCTATATGGCTGAACTAACAGCTTATTTTGTTTGTATGGCGGCTGGCGTACTGATGCCTAGGTTCCGTTCAGAGGTTAACGGACGGACGATCACGGTTAATCCATTAT